GACATAGCCGAAAGCTACGGTAAGGCGAAGTGATGTGTTAACATGGTTGCACATGCTTTAATATGCTGCTAGTTACGTGTAAACAGATGCAACGATTAAAGAGCAGACCAAAATGAGTAACACTCAAACATCGACTTTCCCAACAGAAAAAAGAAACGTGCTTTATACGTTGTGTGGTTCGCGGTCAGGATCAGCAGCCAATAAAGCACTGCAAAAAATGTTGGCATCTACCTCGCTCGGTACACCATCAGTCGCAGCATGTGGTGCAACTACAGTGTGGGCCAATGGGCCAATAGCCCCGCCCGTCCTAAACCGAACTGACGGCAAGAAGAGACTGCCTATCTGTGTATTAGACATGGTCGGCAGTCGGGTGGGGTTTATGGAAGACCCATAAAAACGGTTTAGGGAAGAGGTAAACCCATGATGGGATTTACAACAGACAACTGTAGAGTGCCGCACGCGGACGAGTTGTCAGAATGTACAGAATATTTAGTAAACAACGGCAAGGCAGTTAAGAAATGGCTTACTCTCGCAGACAAGTACATGCAGAGCTACGCCGCTGAACCAGACATGTTTATTATGCCACCATCGCATAAGTTTTTGGCCACATTGGTCGATATTTATGCTAGAAATACGGAAGGGTTCGTACAGTACATAATAATGGTTCGGGACTCGTTCAGCAAAGAAGATGCTGCATGGGAACAAGTGCAAGCGGTGCACCGCCGTATCAACGGCAGGCTAGTACAGCAGCTGCGACGAGAGAGATCGAACAGAGCCATTGCAAAAGCAGAAACGCTGTACGGCGAAACAGACTACCACACCCGACTACAGTGGGTATCGACCTTAGAACACGGCTGGGCAAAACGACGTCTCGCTTATCTAAACGACTACCGTAAGAAGTCGGGCGAACAACGTATTGATGTTGAAACTAGAGCCGAAGTTCTCGCCGTGTTCTGGGACATCATCGACACAGAAATATACGAAGCAAAGGAACTGCCCTCTTGGAACTAACTAAACCGTGGAGTTATTCAGCATTAACTGCGTTTGAAACTTGCCCCAAGCGTTATCAGCTTACGCGGGTGACAAAGCAGGTTATCGAAAAGCAGACTGAAGCCACGGTGTGGGGCAACAAAGTTCACAAAGCACTGGAGTTGTTTGCCCTAGGCAAGCAGCCCCTGCCCAAAGAAATGCAGGAGTACGGGCGCTACGTTGAGAAGATATTGTCGTACGAGGGTAAGCGCGTGGTCGAAGAACGCGTAGCCCTGACCAAAGATTTCCGTTCGACTACATGGATGGCTAAAGATGTTTGGGTGCGGGGAATCATTGACATCGGCGTAGTTGGCTCCGAAACTGCATATTTACTAGACTGGAAAACGGGTAAGTTTCGCCCTGACTCCGACCAGCTAAAGCTGTTTGCTGCGCTGGCTTTTGTTAAATACCCTTGGGTGTCCAAGGTCGTCACCGGGTTTATATTTTTAAAACCTGAGAAGTTTGTGAAGGAGAAGTTTACACGTAAACAGTTACCCGAATTATGGAACGAGTTCATGCCACGTCTAAGTCGTCTCGCTATCGCCAGCGTCGAAGATAAGTGGTTGCCTAAACCTTCAGGACTTTGCAAAAACTGGTGCCCCGTTGGGCGTTCGCTATGCGAGTATTGTGGTCAATAAGAAATAGAACGTCGGAGACTATACAAGCTGACAGTTGACGGAGATGTAGTGACTAATGACGATAAAGAACTAATAAATATGACGCCCAAAGAATTAATAGTTTACGGGTTTTCTAAAGCTAAACTTACGCAGCTAGAAAACGAAGTGCTGCATCGGTACGAGAATATGGTAGAAAGATACGAAAGCGACGATCTATATGGCGATGACACCTGAGGGTAAAGTTAAGAAGCAAGTCAAAGAATATCTAAAATCAATCGGGGCGTGGTACTACATGCCTGTGTCCAACGGTATGGGCCGTGTAGGCTGCCCCGACATTTTAGTGTGTTACCAAGGTTTGTTTATGGCTTTCGAGACCAAAGCCCCCGGCAAGATTAAGAACGTCACTGCCAACCAGCAGCGCGAAATTGACGACATCCTACGTGTTAACGGGTTAGCACGTGTGGTAGACGACGTAGAGCAAGTGAAGGAGGCGATCCGTGACAAAATCATCGAAGCAGGAATTAGCGACGAAGAAGAAGTATAACGCTCGTAAAGACGTTATGGACAAGCGCGTCGAACAGAACAAAGCCCGTCGTCAAGCTATGGCCGCAGGCAAGGTAACGAAGGGCGATGGCAAACACGTCGACCACAAGACCCCACTGGACGCAGGCGGCAGCAACTCCAAGTCAAACCGTCGCGTCGTCAGTGCTAAAACCAACAAAGGCTGGCGCGGTAAAAAACCCGGCATGTACACGAAGGGTAAGACATGAACCCACGTGAATACAACGTCGGCCACTCCGACTACTCCAAGCGAACCATACAGCCGTGGGACATCTGGTATGAGTACAAACTCAATGCGTGGGACGCCGACATCGTTAAGCGCATCCTGCGTAACAAAGGAGAACGCCGCCTAGACTACCAGAAGATTAAACACATCTGCGATGAACGCATCCGACAGCTAGACGAGGAAGAACAACATGCTGGTATGCCCAGACAAAAAAGCACTGCTAGTCAAGTCGAGGAATCCCGAAAAGATTCTGAATGTTCTCCCGAACGCTAAGTCGATTACAGTAAAGGGCGTCCCTCTCGTCGCCGTGCCGCACAGGATCAACGAAACTAGACTTCTTCGCAACCTAGGCTACAACGCGCCTGCTCCTATACGCACATATTACGACTGGCCGGGTCGGTTTAAGCCGTTCCAAGCACAAAAAGAAGCGGCTGCGTTTTTGTCGATGCACCCAAGAGCGTTCAATCTTAGCGAACTCGGTACAGGTAAATCGCTGGCGTCCTTGTGGGCGTACGACTACCTGCGCAGCATAGGGCTGCTCAACAAAGCGCTGGTAATCTCGCCGTTGTCGACGTTGGAACGCACCTGGGCCGACGAGTTGTTCAACCACTTTCCGCACCTGACGTTTGGTGTGCTGCACGGCACCAAGAAAAAACGCATCGCTATGCTCAAAGAAGACTACGACGTTTACATTGTAAACCATGATGGCGTTGGCATCATCGAACCGCACCTCAAGACCCGTACCGACATCGACTTGGTGATCGTAGACGAGATCGCGCAGTGCGCCCGTAACGCTGGCACCACTAAATGGAAAGTAATCAACTCGGTCGTCAACCGCCACAAAGAACCACGGGCTTGCTGGGGTATGTCTGGCACACCAACACCGAACGCGCCGACAGATGCTTGGGCGCAGTGTAAGCTACTCGTACCCGACCAAGTGCCGCCGTATTTCGGACGGTTCAAAGCCACAGTCATGCGTCAGATTACGCAGTTCAAATGGATACCCAAGCCTGACGCTACCGAGATAGTTCGTAAGATCATGCAGCCTGCTGTGCGGTTCACCCGCGACGAGTGCTTAGACCTGCCGCCTATCATGTTCGAAACCAGAGCCGTGCCGCTGACCAAAGAACAAAACAAAGCGTACAAAGAAATGCTGTCACGTCTGCGCACCGCAGCCGACAACGGCGAAATCACCGCAGTTAACGAAGCAGTCAAGATGGGCAAGCTAGTGCAGATCGCCTGCGGCGTGGTGTATGCCGACGACGGCAGTGAAGTAACCATTCCATCAACACCGCGCATCGACGAGACTATCAACATCATCCAAGCCGCCGAAGGCAAGGTCATCGTGTTCGTACCGTACGTGTCCAGTGTTAAGATGCTGGCTGCTGAACTACGCAACCATTTCTCTGTCGAGGTCATACACGGCAGCGTTAAGAAATCAGAGCGCGACAGAATATTCTCTGAGTTTCAGAAAGCCAAAGACCCCAAGGTTCTGGTGGCCCAACCCGCTGCTATGTCTCACGGTCTAACGTTGACCGCCGCCAGCACGATCGTGTGGTACAGCTGTATCACAAGCAACGAGACGTTCGAACAGGCCAACGGACGCATCAATCGTCCCGGCCAAAAGATGAATAACTTTGTAATACTGTTAGAAGGTACACCCGTCGAAGCCAGAATCTACAAGCGGCTGCGCAAGAAGCAAAAAATGCAGGGCGCGTTGCTGGACGAAGTAAAAGCACACCAACAGCCTTTACTTTCGTAACCTGCCTTGACCTGCTTTAACCTGCGTCGTAATGTGTTTACATGTTTACAGATACAAGGCGTAACCGGATGACTTTACTTAACCACGACGAAGTTTTGCTGAAACTTAATATAAGTAAAGCTGGTCTTTACTACCTGCGAAGACGGGACGAAGGCTTCCCCCAACCGATAAGGCTCTCAAAGAAAGTTTTACGCTGGGACGAAGAAGGAATTGATAACTGGTTAACCGCCAAAAAGGAGAGCGAAGATGGCAAAGGTATCAGAATTGGACGACGCGTCACTGCTTAAATTCTTTATCGGACTGCGCGACAAGCGGTCCAAGCGCAAAGCAGACTACGACGCAGACGACGCGGACGACAAATACAAACAGAACAAGATCGAAACAGAGTTCCTGCGTCGGTTTAACGAGCGTGGCATAGACAATGTATCATCCCGCGAGTTTGGTACTGCTTACAGGTCAACACGTGTGTCGGCAGTCGTATCTGACTGGGATGCAATTCTTGACCACGTCAAAGAAAATAACGCGTGGGAGCTAATAGAGCGGCGGGTAAACAAGACCGCTGTCAAAGAGTTCAAAGAAGAACACGACGACCTGCCCCCGGGCGTCAGCTGGAACGAAGCGCAAGTCGTAAACGTTCGGCGCAAGTAATGCTCACCCTAGAAGACTTGCCAGTGGAGGCAGTAATCATGTCTGCCCTGCGCAACGTACGCAACTACTACAACGACGGTAAGCGGCTATGTCACTCCGACGACGGCGTGGCCCCTTCCGATACAAGCACTGCCCCCCAAGCAAAGAAATGCGCAATCTGTTTTAACAACCAGTGGGGTTCAGAAATTACACCCAACGGCAAGCGCGGCAAAAGCTGCGGTGAGTTTAACCAGCTAACTTTACGGCAGTTAGACAGCCCAGAATATGCCATGTCGTTGCGTGTTTCGTCGGCTTCTCTCAAATCGTTCCGCGACTACGAGAAGCAAATAACTAGCCGAGGCGAAGCGTTAGATCGTGTGGTCACAAAGATAGACGTGGCACATGACGAACGTCGATCCTCGCTAGTGTTTAGGGTCATACGTTTCTTAGACGGTGACGAACTAGACACCTTAACCCGATCGTCCAAGTCGACATCAATGTTTGCTGCAACGGACGGTTACACCCAATAAAACCTTAGGAGATTACCATGGCTGGAGCCAATCCAATATTTATCCTTAACGACGTCGAAGCGTTATACCCTAGAATCAATCAACCGTATCGGTATGATAATACTATGGGCGCAAATGGGCTGACCGTCCCTTGCGATGCGTCGGCAGACAACGCCGCGTACGAAATGTCTGTTCGTATGACGAAAGAAAAAGCAGTGCCTTTGTACAAAGCTATGAAAGAAGCGTACGAAAGCAAGAAGGTGGCTAACTGGCCAGCTATGCCTAAGTCCGAAGATGTCTTTGAAGTTGACCTCGACGGTATGTATATCGCTAAGACAAAGCTGAAAGCCAAATACAACGACCAGCCGACCAACCCGCCAGAGCAGTTCGACGCTCGTAACGCTCGTCTGGCAAAAGACTTTATGCTGACGTCTGGTTCTACAGTAAACTGCATGATTACGTTGGTGCCTTACTCAATGGCTAATAACGGCGTATCTCTGCGTCTGCGTCAAGTACAGGTAACTAAGCTGGCAGTGATGAAGGAGCGTTCAGCATTTGATGTGGTCGAAGGCGGCTACGTCCAGTCTGAAGGGTTCGCTACTGGTTTTGCGTCGGTGGCAGACACAGCGGAAGAGGACGACGGTGCAGCCCCCGCGGTTGCGGCAGTGCCTGACGCACCTAAGCCAAAGCCTCAGCCTGAAGCCAAGGCAGAACCAAAAAAGGTTAAGTCCAACGACATTGACGACGCGTTGGAAAACCTAGAGTTCGACGACTGATCCGCTCCAGTCAGTAAGTCGAAGGGCGGCGGGGTTTTGCATACGGCCCTCGCCGCTCACTTGTCAACACGTAAACATATATGGGCAAAACTATGGAGACACTAGATTTTTTCAAGTGGCTACTACCCACGTCTGGGAAAGTGGTCCTAGGCTTGTTGCAGCCCGAGGGTTGGTTCAAGAACCGCGGTTATGACACGATAGAAGAAGCGGCAGCAGCCGCACAACAATTCGATACCACAGACGCGCAGGTCTATATCGCGGTAAATACATTTAACGACTGGTTTACTAACGACAAAGGCAAGAAACAAATAAGAACACAGGGCAACGTCGCGGCTTGTCGTGCATTGTACGACGACTTCGACGCAGACCCCAACAAAGCAACCGCGTATGACACCAAAGAAGAAGCACTAGCTGGCGTCGTTCAGTTGGCCAAGGCGTTGCGCCTCACCCCGTCGGTCGTAGACAGCGGCGGCGGCTACCATATGTACATTCACTTTGACGAAGACATCGACGAGGGTACGTGGAACGAACTCGCAGCCCTCAAGCGGCAGGTAACAACGCACCTCGGCGTCAAGTCTGACCGATCAGTCGACAAAGACAGCGCACGTGTGCTGCGCCCAGTCGGGTGTACCAACAAGAAGAAAGACTACGCCGCCCCCCTGCCCGTCACCATGCTCAAGCAGGGCAAGACCTACAGTGTCGACGCGGTACGTAGCTCGCTCCTGGCATTCATCAACGACAACGACGTAAAACTGCCTAAGCCCGGTGGGTTTGGTGTAGTCGATGATTTCACTTCACTGGATCGTTCGGCCACGTCTGAGGCTGCTATGAACGGCGTCGACTGGCACGACAACATGCTCAAGCTAATCGCTAGCTGGGTAGCCAAAGGTAACACCGACGTTGAAATTCATGCGCTAGCCGCTCAGCATACGCTTGACGGTTACTCCGCAGATGAGACGCGGCACGAAGTTCAGGTAATGATCGACGGGGCCAGAGACAAAGGTTTTGCACCCCCCGAGATTGCACCGCCCGTCGAAGACCTAAGCGACGACAGCGACGACACGGCGTTGAATGCAACGACGAGCGCAAGTAAGATAGTTGTAGCAGGTGAAACCATTCACCGCTGGCCCAAAGGCTTTCGGTGGAACGGCGTTGCGCTGAGCCGAGAAATTCCTGACCCCGACGGCGGTGCCCCCACGTGGCGACCGTTCTGCCGTACGCTCATCTACCCCCTTAATCGTATCCAAGACAGCGAAGGTACGTGGGTAGTGCACTGGAAGGCACTTGAGAAGAACGGCAGCTGGCGTGAGTTTTTCATGCCCATGCACGAACTAGCATCCACCGACTTGATGGCTAAGACACTGGCTAGCCACGAAGTCTTTCTCCACCCTGTAAGAAACGCGAGGGCCGACATGGCAGAGTTTGCAGTTACCATAATCGAAGAGCTACAGAAGTGGCGTATCGAAACCAAGACATACAAACAATTCGGTTGGCTCCCTGACCGCACCGGCTTTGTAATGGGCACCAAAATGATTACCGAGAACGGTGATACTGCGGTGCTGTGCGAGGACAGTGTACCTGCCGACATCCAAGTAGACTTTGGTCGTTCTGGCACACTTGATGAGTGGGTGGCTAATATCGACAAGCTGTACAACCGTCCGAAAGCCGAGCCGTTTCAGTTTGCTCTGTGTCATTCTATGGGTTCTGTGCTTGTCGAGTTGATGGGTTCGTCTAACTGGCATGGCCTTCCGCTTGCGTTCACTGGTCAGGGCGGCACGGGTAAGTCGACAGCCTGTAAGATCGCTTGTGGCTTCTACGGCAACCCGAAACTCATGGACCGACAGACAGGCACGGACGGGTCTACGCTCAACGCTACGATCAAGCGTGTGGCTATTATGGGTTCGCTTCCGATGCTGCTCGACGAGTTCTCTGGTAGGACGCCCGACGAGTTGACGCGCACCGGCTACGCGCTGGCCAATGGCAGAGACAAGGAACGGCTGGGTACCAACGGCAAGTTTACTACAGTCGGCGGTCAGTGGTTCAAGAACAGTTTCATCACCAGCAACGACAGTATCATTGAGAGCATATCTAAACTGCCAGTGGGTTATCGTGTCGAAGCCACGCAGCTGCGCTTCTTTGAGGTTCAGTTACCCGAGGGCTTTACCAAGCGTACGTTCCCCGACATCACGCAGCAGTTCATCGAACACCATATGGATCACGTCTACGGTGAAGCGTGCTTGCCGTTCATCCGGTTCATCATCAAGAATACTGACTGGGTGCGTAAACAGATCACGGCTGCTCGGGCCAAGTTCAACCCGCAGAGCAACGAAGACAACAAAGAACGGTTCTACCGCGACACCATCGTCACGGCTTGGGTCGCAGGCAAGATAGCCCAGAAGATCGGTCTCATATCGTTCGATGTAAAGAGCATGAAGAAGTGGTCTGAAGACCACGTGCAGACGCTGCGTGAAGGCCGCAAAGAAACCAACGCCGACATCGGGGAACATCTTGCTGCTTTTATCGCCACACTACAGGGACGACTCATTGTCACCAAGCGCATAGGCCACGGCAGCAGCCGCAAAGAAGACCCCGCTGTTATGCTGCGCGGCCCCGCTATCGGGCGTGTGTGCACCGAGGACGAGCGAGCGTTCATATCCCACAGCGCGATGGCCGACTGGTGTCAGGAACACGGGGTGGCCCCCAAAGCCATGCGCTCCGAGTTGGATCGTGCGAGCTACCTAGTACTCCAAGCCGACGGTGCCCACAGCGTGCGTATGCACTTGGGTAAAGGATCGACCGTCCCCAGCGGCCAGACACGCTGCTACGAACTCAAATATCAAAAACTTATGGCTGGCGGTAGTATCTCCGTCGTAGAGGAAAAAGCAGATGAATGATTTACAGCAGGTACAAAAGACGATTAGATTCAAGCTCCGTGCTATGACTCAAGACGCTAAAAGTCGGCACCGACGGGCGCTAAAGCAGCAGCTGGAAGATTTGACCCATCTGTTCGAATTGTTGGAGAGGGAGACAGAAAATGGCTAAACCAAAAGCCGCACCCGACTGGGCAACGCCGCCGCTCGACATCCATCAAGCAGCCGAAGCATTGGGCTTTTCTAGGGCTTCGCTCGACTACGCGCTTAAAGACCCAGCTGTGCAGGCAGGTGTTCATTTTGAGCTTCGCGGAAATCGCAAAGTCTTCTACCGTGAAAATATTATGGAAGTTAGAAAGGTGTTGACGCAATGCGCCTCAAAATCAAATGGGTCAATGGCTGGGCACACGTCCACGGTTACAGGCCCGACGGCAAGAGGTACCGACGCGCTCTCAAAACTAAAGACACTAGCCGCGCAGAGGAACTTCGGTCGCAAATAGAAGCAGAGCTTTGGTCGGTTCACATGTACGGTTTGAAGGCCGTCGTGACCTTCGACCAAGCAGCGCTGGAGTATGCGCAGGACGGGGGCGACACGCGCTTTCTGGTGGGTATAACCGAGCAGCTGACTGGTATGTTGCTGAAAGACATAACCCCACGGATCGTCAGAGCCGCTGCAAAGAAGGCTTACCCCGATGGAGCAGGCGCTACGCTAAACCGGCAGGGCATAACGCCAGCGAGAGCCGTAATAAACTACGCCCACGGTGAAGGCTGGTGCGCCCCCATTCGGGTTAAGTCATTCGAAGTTAAAAAACCCAAGCGCAAAGCCGTGGGGTACGAATACCTGCTGGCACTGCAACCCCACCTGACAGTAGAACGCCGTTTTCCCAACGCCCCGCCGTACTTGTTTGCGATGCTGTTGTTTCTACACACCACAGGGCGACGGGTCGGAGACGCGATAAAGTTGACGCCCGACGACATCAAGTGGGACATAAACAAAGCGCACATCGACAAAACAAAGAACGGTACAGAAGCGTACGCAAGCCTAGTGCCAGTGCTTGCGGATATGCTCAGGGAAATGCCACCGCGCCACGGACGCGTGTTTGGGTACCTAGATCGACGAAGTGTTTACAAGTCGCTCAAAATGGCCTGTGCCGCAGCCGGGGTCGAATACCTTGGTACGCACCAAGTAGGTCGTCACAGCTTTGCGACTTCACTAGAAAAGCTAGGCTGGTCCGCAAAACAAATCGCCGACGCTGGCGGATGGAAATCACCCCGTTTGGTGGCCGAGACATACATCCACACCGACGATTCTGGGGAGCGTGCAACAGCCGAAATTGGCAAGAATTGGTCAAGTCCGTTGCGAGTGATCAAGTAACCTATTGATTCTAAATACCTATTCGCTCGCAACTACTTCCCTGCTAAGGGAGTAGGCCTGAAAGGGTCTCGAGGGTTCGAATCCCTTCGTCTCTGCCATTTTATACATTAATAACAACGACTTATTTTTATTACCATCCTCATTAACCCCCACTCAGGTAGAGTAACATCCCACAGATTTAGAGAACATTTAGCGATTCCGCAGAACACTTGGTCAAGTTTTGGTCAAGTTTTTATTTTGGTCAAAAAAAGCCCAGCAGAGGGAGAGCATCTGCTGGGCCAAGGTGGCCGTGCTGGGAGGACACGGCGGGAGGGAACTTAATTACCGGTTAGCTGCATCCGATACTTGTCTTCACGCTTGCTCTGTCGCCTCGGGGCTTTCATCAAATCTGAAACCGACTGACGTTTTAGGGTGCCCCGCTCGTTGTTAAAGAACGGACGGATGCGATCTTTGGACGCTTGAAGTTCACGCCATTCTTCGCGCAGTGCTTTTTGTGCGGTGCGGTCACGATCACGACGGGCTTCGATAAACTCTTTTCGTATGCGGCTACTCTCTTGGCTGAAATATTCGGTCAGTTCGTACTGCTGCCCTCGGGTCCACTTGATCTTATTGATCTCCGTAGACGGCAAGCCCATGGCGTTAACCAGTAGACTGCCCATGTTGATCTCACGGGGGTCGATTACAATGTCGCCGTTCTTGAGTGAGTAGCCTTCTGTAGCCAGACGGAACGTTTCTGTGGCCGACCTCACACCCTTTGGAACTGAGTATTCAACAGCCTTCAGCATATCACCCTGCTGCATATAGCCAGCGGCGCGGAAGAAGTTGACACCCGTCGTACCAGCGGGACCAGCAAACGCTCCGAAGAAGACATCTTTGGCTCCACTGTCTGATGCTTCGAAATCCACATACGGTAGCGGCTGAAAGATTTTGCCCTGCGAAAGTTTGGTACTCATATCCAAGCCAAGGAACGCAGGTAAGCCGCGGGTCAG